GAACCGCAAGCAGGACACGGCGGCCCCATTCTGTTAACTGACATGGCTTACCCCCAACCCCAGATCAAGCTGGAGCTGTGTTTCTGTGGTTGATACTTTCCCGGCGGTCCCTCTTTTAGGATCAGCCTTAGTTGCCGCTCTGCGTTAACAAGCAACCTAGCGGTAGTGTCCTGCGCGATACCTATCCTTCGGGCAATCTCACGCTTGGAGCAAGGTTCCTCACCGTCTAGCCCATAACGCATACTCAAAATCGTTTTGCTGTTTTCGCACATATACGACAGGGCTTGTTGAACGGCTTGTACTTTGGTTGTCAAAATTAAATCATCCTCAGGCTTTTCATTTTCGGCAGCTATTAAATCAAGGATTGAGCTGCCATCCTCATTTTGCGTTCTTGCTTTTGCGTCAAGGCTTACAGCATCCTGTGCGCTATGCATGTAATCCCGAAGGGTGTTAGGTGCAACGCCAGCAAGTGCAGCGCATTGCTCAATGGAAGGCGGCTCACCGTAAAGGTCCTGATGCTCAACCATGTAAGTCTTGACCTTGCGCAGGATGTCGCTAGCGCCTGACGGCAACTTGATGATCCGGTCCTGTACTTGGATTGAACGCATGATCCCCTGACGGATCCACCAGTAGGCATAGGTCGAAAACTTGTAGCCGCGCTCTGGATCAAAGAGCTCAACCGCACGGATCAAACCAATATTGCCTTCCTGCACTAGGTCGTGCAGAGTGACGCGGTTTGCAAGGTGCTTGTACTTTGACGCGATGCCAATCACCAGCCGCAGGTTCCCTTGGATCATCCGCTTTTTTGCCCGGATGCCTGCTTTGATGTGCCGCAGCTCCTCTCTGCTGTGTTCCTGCTTTGATCTGAGTGCCACCATCCGCTGCACGGCATGACCCAGCTCAATCTCCTCGGCAGCCGTTAACAGCGGGATTTTGCCGATCTGGTTTAGGTAATCGCGCAGAGGGTCTGACATTCGATCATAAAAAAAGGGGGCAGAGCCCCCGAGACCCTAGAACGGCATGTCGTCTACTGCAACCTTTGTCTTGGCAGGCAGTGAAAAATCATTGACCGCTACATCCAAGGAAGCGCCAGGGCTGCCGTCCTTCCGTGCAAAGGTCTCAACGTATGCCTGCCCAGTAACGGTGACTTGAGCACCTTTGGTCAGGTAATCGCCTACCACCTTGGCGCGTGGACCCCATACGGCACAGCGGAGCACTGTCGTATGGTCTTCGCCTTTGACCTTTTTGTTGACCATCAAGGTGAAGTTGGCTACTTCACGGTCACCAATGGTTTTGAGTTCAGGGTCGGCGGCAAGGTTGCCAACTGCTGTGATCTGGAGCATGATCCGAAAAATTGGTAAAGGATAACGGACAATGCCTGTCTTGCTGTATATTCCCTGGACTGCATGTAATGCTGCAGGAAAGATACCAAATCAGGCGGAAGAAGCTGTTGGAGATGATTGTCCTGCTGTTTAACCAGCTCTGCACGTTGAGCGGCATATGCTGCCGCCATTTGGGCGTGCATCATCTCATCGGTCATGGCTGATCCTTGTTAGGTGGATAGCCGTTCCTGGATGTAGCGCAGGTGTTTAGGAAGCGTGATGTGGGCAGTCATGAGATCACCCTCAGGCACGGCAAATTCCTTGTTGAACTCCTTAATGATTTTGTTCCTTTTGACAACAGGTTCTGCTGCCAGCAAGTCACGGATCGTTTTTAGATCACCGTCAGTGATCGGGAGTTCCTCTGACGACAACTCAGGAGGCTCTTCCTTCTTTGTAGCTGCGGCAACGGGCTTTGCTTTGGCAGCAGCGGGCTGCTCAACAGTTGGTAACGGGCTGTCAGCCTTTGCCTCTTCAATCTCCTCTCGTGCCCATAGCTCGTAGCCAAGGCTAAAGAAAAATGCAGCAGCAGCACAAAGCGCACGGCGATGGCTATCGCAAATCATGCGGCTATTGATCTTGTCCCACGCAATCGGAACATTGCGATTGTCGGTGATGGCATAAACAAAATCTGGTGTCTCTATGCCGTCTGTATGCAGGAAGTAGACGGTCAAATAACCAGAGCCATCAGGACTGCGCCAGACATGGTTCTCGCCATGCGGTGCTGTTCTGGTTTGCATGATCCAGCCGGGGGCGCTAGTATGCAGGTGATTAGCGATCCGTGCCCAAGAAACGTAATCTGCGGCGTAGGATCCGGTGCCTTTGCGGAATACATCATCTTTGGTGATGACGCCCGCAAGATTTGGAAAGGTCATTGGTCTGTGAGGTTTAGCGCAGTGAGCGTGATGACAGCGCCCGGTTGTTCGTTTTCTGTGCAGTAACGCTTGGTTGCGGTGACAGATACAACTTGGCGGTCATCGTCAAAAAGGACACCAGTAAGGGCGTCGTTGGTGGAGCGAATCAGCTTCTCAATATCGCCATTGCGAGCTGAAGTGCAGTGCTGGGGGGCGGACGGGCGTAGTGCATTCTTTTTCCCGTAGTGGGATGATGGTCGAAGGAAGCGGAACACCACCGAAAGGGACATGGCTGGAGCGGTGTCCCAGTTAGCAGGTTTAGCGGCTAGGGCTGCGAACTTGACGTCCTGCCGCCATGGTTTGACATTCTTACTGGATTCCACCATTACACCGTTGCCCATGTGCCGCTTTGAACCTTGGGGCGCTGGCAGCCCATGGACGTTGAAGGTGATGGAATCGTTCATCCTAAATGTGGACCATAGTGCTCAAGATAATACTCAAATTCGCCTGGGGTGAGCAATGCGTCAAAAGCGCTTGAGCAGTATTCTTCAAAGCGGTAGCAACAGACAAGTCTATAAATAATGCCTAAGGTATCAAGGCTAATTTTTTGACCATTTATTACTGCATCAAAGCTGCTCCATTTGCATGAAATGTCGTTAGAGAACGAAAGTTTTCTTTTGGGCCTGCACTTTATGCCACTCCGACAGCGATGTATGTTGAATAAATGTTTTGAGATTGCGCACGATTTTTGGCTGTAAAACTCTGCCCATATTTTCTTGACAACAAGATATTCGCCATAAGCCTCTCCGTATAAATCCTTTTGCCATTCTTTTAGCAAAGACGCCTTGATTGTCATTATTTCGTCTTTGAACTGAAGAAATTCTTCTAAAGTAAGTTCTTCGTCTATGCAATTTTGTACGTCGTTTAAAATTGATCTTCTCCATGAGTTTTTCATTAGCCGAAACCAATCTGAAGCCGACCAGTCAAGAGCTTGCGATACGTCTAGCATTTTAGAGTTAGCATGAAGCGAAAATAGCTCTAGCTTTTGCTTAGCGCATTTATAGCTTGCCTCCGCAAAGCAGAGTAGTTGCTTTAAGTCATTTACTTGCAGATTGAAATATTCTGATCCAGGCAGTCTGTATTTACGCGCTCTTTCATGTAGATCTTTTTCTGCGGTTAGCGCATCTTCGCACTCGTAAATGCCGAGAAGCTTTGTTTTTCTGCCTACCTTTAATGCAGTTGACCTAGCTGACCAATTAGAAGTTATTCCAATTTTTGTAAGACCAGTTTCATTGTGTCTCACGAAGTAAAGAACTGACAAGCCTTGCATATTACTGGCAGCGAAGCTGGTAGTAGATTGTTACGTTCCGCTGGGCAAGTCCAGCGTCGATGTCCTGTTCTTTAATAGACCTAATTGCCCGTTCGGCTTCCTTGCTGAGTTTGTAACTGTTGCGTTCACAGCGGACGTACTTGGCGTTCACGAACTCGTAGGTGCTGTCATCGATTTGGTAGGGGTCAAGTTCGCCTAGGGCAATGGCACCTTCAAGCTGCTCACGCAGGAATGCCTCACGGGCTTCTAGATCTTCTTTGTCTGCACGCAGGGTGACAAGTTGATCAATAAGGTCTTGTGCGGTTGACATGATTAGAAGGATGCGCGATGGGTGGTTTGGCAAGCAGTGATGGTGCGTTGCTCAATGACTTGAAGCGTGATGCCTGCGACGAGGATGCTGGTCAGGCAAAGGGCAATCGGAAAGTGCTGACGGATGCGTGAAGCAAAGGTGGGTCTGGCGTAGGAATCCACAAGCACGTAGAGCCCACGCTGGAGGCGGACGGTGTGCTTCATTTGGCGGTTACCACGATGCGGTTGATCAGGTCATGGATCAGGTCGTGACCCAGCATGGAATCAGGGTCGATGTAGTTGTCTTTGAGAACGTCTTGCGCCAGGTGAGCTAGGACGCCAACAAGCTCCTCGCAGACGTAGGCATTGAACTGATCTGCAAGGTCCTGAGCCATTGCCGTTTCTTGCTCGGCGGTCAGCTCAGGGCAGTCGGTGGGTTGGAAGGGAAGCATGGGTTGAGTTGCGCGTTGGGTCGCAGGGGTCTGCCCCGCGTCTCCGTATTATGGGGCAAAACCGCCCGAAAAGCAACCCTTTTTCCATTGAAAAGGTTGAGGACTTACATGGGCAGGTTGCTTGCGCGGCGCCAATGTACGGTACACACACCGCTGGCACTACACCGCGTCCACGACGGGAACCTTGGCTTCTTGCGCTTGGGATGCCTTTATCCACCAGTTAGCCCGACCAGTGGTATCCCCTACGCAGGCAGCAACCATAGCGACCGAAGTTTGCACCAGTCACCCAATGCCTCGTTATCAGTCTGGCATCTCACCAGGCTTTAGCTGGTAGTGCTTAGAGCAATCCAGCAGGAACACGTATTCCAAGTAAGCCACCTGCCATTCTGGGTCAAAGTCTTTGAGGGACTTGCCACGGAATCGCGGCAAGCAATCATCAGGTGGCAAATACTCGTAACTGGACATCAATCGGAAGAAACAGCGTCTAAGGATTTTAATCATTCCCGGCTGCCTACAGCGTCACTTCAATGCCGCACTCCTCCCAAAGACGTTGTTTGTACAAAGCGCGTAGGTGTTTGCAGTCTTGGGCTTTTGCAAATTGCCCGTACTTGAGGAAATATTCCTCCCGGACGGTTTCCCAATGAAAGCCCGTGAGAATCAATTCCATCGGCACGGAGCGAACGAGTGGTCGTTTCATTGGCGGCGTTGGCGAAAGAGTTTGGTCAGTTTGTTGTCGAGCTTGATAATGGCATCAGCCCAACTGCCCGCTTGTACCTCATCCTCTGGATCGTGCAATGCGTTGCGGGCATCACGAGTCAATTCGTAAAGCAGGTCAAGTTCTAGCGATGTGAACAGATCTTTCTGTTCAGTTACCGGGTAACGGTAGCTTGCTAGGTCTTGCTCAATCTCCTTGAGGAGGCTTGACAGTTTTTCGTCGGCAGTCATGAATCGGTGCTGTAAGAACGGGGTCAAACGATCTGGTCTGCTCTGAAACGCGGCGCACGTTCGCGCAGGTGAAAGAAGCCTTGCAGCTCTGGTTCACACTCCATTAACTTGCGGGCGTAAAGAGCGGTGTAGTTGTTGTTGAGCTTTAGGCCATCATCAGAGAATGTGGTCAAAGCATATTCATATCGGAGAACCTCAAACAAGGCTTTGATGCCGTAGTGTTGCCGCCCTGTGCGGCGAACCTGCAGCGCCAAACGACGCAGCCCGTCATAGACGCTTGGGTTCTCGCGGTCAAACTGCGCGAAGTTGCTGGCGATTCTGTCAGACATCAGCGGCGAATCTCTAACTGAGTGCCGCTGTGGGTCATGCCGGGCTGGTTAGCAGCCTCGATGCCGATCATGGCAACGACTGCTGCAACCACCACAAGGCAAATTGCATTGTTAATGCGGTTGATCATTGGGGTTGTGCAGGTGGTTGGTGGTAGCCGGGCATCCCCGACAAACAAAGGATGCCATGGATCAGGTGGAGATGCAACCTATTTCAACCCGTGACACCATAAAAACTGTCACGCGGTACGGCGACTCAGAACGGGCAGACCTCTTGCTTGAACACATCCCAAGCATCCACCCAGGCACCTAAGCACTCGTCAGGCTCACTCTGAATTACCCTGCAGCGCCCAGGACCGACCACCACCGTGTAACACCAGTCCACCGTCACCATCGGGTGATGGTCGATCAGCATGGCAAGGTAGCCCCCAAGCTGTGCTGTGGCGGGCTTGCGTTGCGATACGCCTGAGTTGCTGCCAACCGTCTTCAGGTCACCGAGCACGACCTTGCCGTTCGATGTCCGCAGCAGGAAGTCAAAGCTGCCGCCAACGCCCTTGCGGGCATCGCACAGCCTGTACTCAACAGCCAGTGCGTCAGAGTCACGCAGCAGCCAGCACTCCTGCAACTCATCGGTCCATGCCGTGTAATCAGTCTCCTGCAGCTCCTCGCCTAGCAGCATTGCTTCACAGAAGGAATGAATGGTCGTGCCGCGTGGCGCCCAAATGTGCTTGGTCCGCTCAAACTGCGCCTCCTGTTCCGGCGTGGTGCGGTTCGCAACCTTTGACACGCTGAACGGCAGCCAGCGCCCCTTGTACCGATAGCGGTGCAAATCCTCGTTGAACTCAAGGTCTTGGACCGGGGCGAGCATGTTGCGCAATGGTCGATTTCGGGGTAATCTACGCCGGATACCCGCATAACGCAACCTCTATGCCCATCGGCAAAGCCACCAACGTCGCCATCGACGACGCCATCCTCAGCCGCGCTAAGGCTGTCATGCCTACCTATCAATCACAGAAATCTTTCGTCAATCAGCTCCTAGACCAAGCGCTGCAACGGATCGAGCTGGAGGTGCCCATGACCCAAGATTCCCTGCCACAATGAAAAACGCCCCGCAGGGGTGAAGGACCCTGCAAGGCGTAGACAAATCACGGGCAAATCTTACATGACCGCTGCGGTTAAGTCCACGGCTTTTGCTGCCGTCCCATACAAACTCATGGACGCTGGCATCGATTCAAAAGCCATCGTTGTTTATCTCTGGTTACACAGGTTCGGCTGGAACTCCCCAAAAGGCTGCTACGCATCACTGCAAACAATCTCAGATCGTTCTGGTATCTCACGGAAGGTTGTTCAGCGGTCGTTGAGCACACTTGTAGAAACCGGCTGGCTGGAGGTTGAACGCCGCCCTGGCACCAGTGCCGTGTACCACGTCGTCCTAGACCACCCAGGTCGAAAACGACCTAAGGTCAAAAACGACCCAGGTCAAAAACGACCTAGGGGTCAGGTCGAAAACGACCTAGGTACCCAGGTCGAAAACGACCTACAAACAAGAACCCATGAACAAGAACCCATAACAAGAACCCATGTAAAGCTGGAAAACGAGTTTCCAGCAGCGTCTGACCAACCCGTGCCAAGGCGTAGAACCAAAGGCGATCCAGCCTTTGAGCAGTTCTGGAAAACGTACCTTTCAGCCCCTGTACGCGCTGCCAGTCAGTCAAAGCCCAAAGCCCTTGGGCAGTGGCAGAAAACTCTCCGGACCGAAACCGTTGCCAGCTTGTTCGAAGCATTGGAAACTGAGATCAGCCATCAGCACCTCGCAGCGGGCACGTTCGTCAGCCCCTTGCCTGATTGCTTTCGCTGGCTACGCGACGAGCGTTACCTCACGGTCAACGACCGCCCCCTCAATACCACCAACTACATTCCCGATGTGATCCGATGAAACTGTTCAGCCCAGAAAGCCGTAACCAATTTGTTTTTGCCGTCCTGCCCAAAGCTGCCAAGGAAGGCACCGCACCAGCGTTCCGCACCGTTGATGCTGACGACTTTGATGAAGCGCAGCGCAAGCTGGATAAGTTCCAACTGCGTAACGCTTACCCGTATTGCGTGGGGCGCTACGACGAGTTCGGTCGGTACATGACCCACAAGCCTGCCATCGAAGGCGTCAGCCCTGGCAGATTTGTCCTGCATCCGTTTGCCGATGAGGAGCGCAAGCGCGAGGAGGCATTCTCCTGATGGCACTCAAACCAATCTCAACCGCTGTCGGTGCCCGCAAGCTCCTGCAGCGCCTCATCGATGCCAAGCGGTGCGTGCTAGAGGACTTTGACGCACCACCGCCCGGTCACATCAATCCAGGCATGTACCGCAACCTGCTACGGGATCCTGTCGATGACGCAGACCCCAAGGTCGAAGTGGTCAATCCACGCGACTTTGTACCCGCTGAAGAAAACGCCCTGCCCTACTGACATGACCACCGAAAAGCGCCTGCCCGTCAAGGTTTATCTCACCCAAGACGAGAACGACCACCTGCTACGCCAAGCCAAGGAACTGAACATCGAACGCGGGCAGCTCATCCGCCTGCGTGCGCTAGGAGACCCCACGGTGACCGCTAGCGCCTCTGTAGCCCTTGCCGCGCCCTTCTCCCTGCACGCCTATCAGAACGCTGTTACAGCCGCTTGTAGGGCTGCTAGAGGCAGCGCACCGCGCCCAGTCCTCGAATGCATTGCAGCCGCTGTCCTCTGCTCGCTTCAAAATGAAGTCAAGCCGTAACCCCACCAACCAAGACGTTGCGCACTGGCTCAAACTGTGGGACGACTACCTCACAGCCCTCTACCACCAGACCAATGACCCCCAGAGACCGTCTGAACTCACTGGTGGAATCAGCTGCTACTTCCGTCCAGCCGATCTGCCATACGCTCGATGACGGCAGTGTCCGCGTCTGCATCGACAACACCTGTGGCACCGTTTCCTCGCACCACCTCGTCGAACCTAAAATCAACCAACTCCGCCAATCAACCCCTCTACAATAAATCTGCTAACGTCAAATACCATATCCAAAAAACCTAAACCAGTCCCCAATGGGCAAGAAATGCACCAAGAGTGAATCCGAGGATCGCGTTAATGCGATCTATGATCTACTCTTGCGTGCAAATAGTAGAACACAAATTATTCGTTACGCTGCGGAAAATTGGGAACTTGGTGAACGTCAAACTGAACATTACATCGCTCGCGCTAGAGAATTACAAAAGTTAGACGCTGCCCTAGAACGCCCTGAATGGTTAGCCTCTGCCGTTGCTCGCCTTCAAGATTACGAACGTGAGGCACGCACTAAAGGCAACCTCGGCTTAGCTGTCAAAGCACTAGAGACACAAGCCAAACTCCTTCGGTTTGAAATGTCCTGAGTCGTTACACTGCCGGCATAGTGCATCAACTGCGTAATGGCACGCACCTACAAACGCGATAGCCGTGGCCGCTTCTCAGGTGGCGGTGGCGGTGGTGGTGGGGGTGGCAAAAGCCGCCCAGCTCCTCGTCAGGTGCAACGTGGCGTTAACCGCCTGACTCGTGACAATGCTGGACGCATCACGAGCGTTGGCGGCAGTGGTGCTACTGCAAGGGGCGGACGTATCAGAACTGCAGCAGGCAACCTGCGGGCAACGGTGACCAGCAAGGCTGGAATGGTGTCACAGGGTCGGCTGACTGGCGCACCGCTGAAAAGCACTATTGGCAAAACCAGCAAGGCAAGGCTGAATATGGGCTTGACACGTCCTGGTAAGCCCGGGCAACGTGAGGCTTATAACGCAGCTAGAACGCAGCTTCGCGCAAATAAACCAGCAGTTAAGCCTGCCACGCGAAAAGAGCAACTAATTGCTGGCTCAAAAAAACGTACAGCACAAGCAGACCGCATTGACGCAAAAGTCAAAAAACTTGAAAATGAATACAGAAGCAAAGATGCGGCTTTTTATACCCAAGGTGTTAAGCCTGCTGGTCGTGACAGAATGATTGCTAAATCACAACAAGCGGCTCAACTGCGCGAGGAATCAGCGGCTTTGCGATCCAAGGCTGCAAATGCTGAAAGAATGGCAAGCAAAATAAAAGACAAACCAGTCAAATCAGCGGGTGGCAACGCTCGCCTTGAAAGAGCAATTAAAAACGAAGCGGCAGGAAGCACAAGCTTTAAGCGCAATCCGAAAGGTTACCAAAAACGAATCACGGCTTTAACGGCCCAAGAAATATATAGAACTGGTGATTTTATGGCAGGAATTACCGTTGCAAAAGCTGCTGGCAAAGGTTTCCGATTGCCCCGAAGCCAAAGAACTACAACGCCTCAGGCTGCCGCAAAGCCATCGACTCCTCCAAAAGGTTCATTTGCCGCCAACAAGATAGAAATGGCCAAAGGCCGCTCGGCAGTTCTTTCCAAGCAGAAGGATTCGCTCAACAAACAGCTCAAGACTGTGAATGCAAAAATCAAGGAAGCTGGGCCTAGCGCTGGCGCCTATCGGCTAGAAAAACTGCAGATTCAAAGCCGGCTCTCGGAGACGCGACTGGCTCTCGGCCAATCCAAAGCGGCAGCTCGTGGCGACACTGCTTCAGTCAATAGGCCAATGGCTGGGGCGCGTGGCAAGGCGCTGAATGCTGAAATCAGCCGCAATGTCGCTCAGCAGAAGGCCACAGCGCGCACGGCTGATAAGGCGCGCAACCGCCAGTTCAAAGCTGAACAGTCAAGGGCTAAGAAACTGCGCGAAACCCACGTCGATGCGCTGGCAAAGGGATACGCCTCTAGAAATCCTGGCCGTACTGCGGCAGAAGTTAAGCGCCGAATTGGCGCCATGGAGCCCCGCGATCAGATTAAACTGTTTAGGCAGTATGTAAAAGAGAACCGTTCTACGGCACGCAAACGCAAATGATCAAGCCAGTCACCACCGCCGTTGGCCGGATGCTCAAACCCAAGGGCAACGAACCACGCATTCACAAGGTTATTGCGGTCAAGGCTGATGGTACGGTGAAAACCGTCATCAATCGGCCTGCGTGAGCCTGATTACTGGCATCTGTGAGCCGGGCAAACTGCTTGGCTTCATGGATGTAGCTACGCAGCAGGACACGACAGAACTTCTCACGCGCATTCGTAACGACCTGCACCCAGGCCAGCTTGCCTTCGTAGACGACAGCAGCACTCAGATCCTTGGCATCTCTGCTGGCTATGGCGCTGGAAAGACCCGTGCGCTATGTGCCAAGGCCGTAACCCTTGCCGCTGCTAATCAAGGCTTCATCGGTCTGGTCATGGAACCAACCGGACCATTGATCCGTGACATTTGGCAGAACGACTTCGAGCAATTCCTTGAGGCGTACGACATTCCATACACCTTTCGGGCATCACCATTGCCTGAGTACATGCTGCACCTGCCAGGCGGTGATACCAAAATCCTGTGCCGATCATTTGAGAACTGGTCACGCATCATCGGCTTAAACCTCGCTTGGGTCTTGGCTGACGAAATCGATACTGTCATACCAAGCATTGCTAACAAGGCATTTCCTAGAATCCTTGCTCGCTTACGCTCCGGCAACGTCAGGCAGTTTGGCGCAGCGTCAACACCTGAGGGCTTCCGCTGGATGTGGAATACCTTTGGCAGTGATGACGCAAGGGCAAGACCTGATCGGCATCTGATCAAGATGCGCACCGCTGATAATCCCCACCTGCCGCCCGACTTTATTGAGCGTCTTGAAGCCAACTACGACCCCAGCTTGCTGCGTGCATATTTAGACGGTGAGTTCGTCAACCTCACCACCGGGCAGGTTTATGACCGCTTCGACCGCACCAAGCACGTACAACCTGACCTGCCTGATACTGACCGCGAACCAATCCGCATTGGCATTGACTTCAACGTCGGCAACATGAGTGCAGTGATCGGCGTTCGCATTGGCAATGGCCTGCTGATCATCGACGAGATCTCCGGCGCCCATGACACCGACGCGCTGGCTGCCGAGATCCGTCGTCGATACGCGGATCGCCGTATCTACATCTACCCAGACGCCAGCGGTGGCAATCGCAGCACCAATGCAACGCAGACCGACATTGCAATCCTTGAGTCCTATGGCATGTCCAACCAATCACCCAGGGCTAATCCTCCCGTTCGTGATCGGGTGGCTGCTGTTCAGGCTCTGCTGGAAAACGGCAAAGGGCACGTCCGACTACAGGTCGCGCCTCAATGCAAGCGATTGACTGAGTGCTTGGAGCTGCAGTGCTACACAGACAAGGGAGAGCCTGACAAGGATGCAGGCTTTGACCACATGAACGACGCCTTGGGGTACTTGGTCTGGCGTGAGTTCAACCCGCTGCACGCTGGTGCAGGACGCAGCACGGGCATCAGACTTTACTGACGGCTGGGTTGCAGATACTGGCTTTTTAAGCTATGGTCGCAAATGCCCACCTTTGAGCCTACTCATGCTCGTCGGTCAAGATCTCATCAACAAAGTAAAAGAGCTGAGCGATCTGAATAAATCAGACCTCGTTCGTGAATGTGGTTACGTCAAAAATGACAAGGTATGCTTCACTCAGTTTTATGAGGCGCTCCTTGAAGCCAAGGGGCTGCAGATGAACGTGCCTGGCAAGCGCGGTCGTAGTCTGACCTATAAGACCAAGGTGCAGTTCAACGGCAAGCTCTCCATCGGTGAGGGTTACGTGCAGGAGATGGGTTTTAAGCCTGGCGATGAGTTTAAAATCAAACTCGGTCGCAAGTCTGTTACCCTCTCTGCTGCTAACAGCGAGCAACCTGTAGCTGCTTGATTCAATGACCTTTTCGCTGCTTCATTCAATGATCTTTTCGCTGCTTGATTCAATGACCTTTTCGCAGACTGCCTACAGCAAAGCACGCAGAAGTGCAGCAAAAGCCGCAGGGATGTGTCAAAAATGCTATGGGCAGCCTGCGGTCATAGGAAGAGTTAACTGTCAACTATGCCAAATGCGCGTGATAATACGTGAAAGCTTTAAGTATGATCGAAGGCGTAAAATGCCAGGCTCAACTGCCGCTAGAGGCAGTTGCTATGTAGATCAATTTTCTGCATCTGTTCGAAAAACTTGGACTGAGCAAATACTGCAAAAATGGACCGGCAGATGCTATTACACAGGTCTTTTGATTGAAGTAGGCTCTACTGCTGGTCTTGACCATAAACTACCAGTTTCAAGAGCCGCCTCTTTTGGACCTACAAAAGTATTTCACCCAGACAATCTGGTGTGGGCTCATAAATCAGTAAACATCTTGAAAGGAGACATGACAGCGGACGAGTTTGCGGTATGGCTGCGCCAGGACCTTCCCGCTGCTTTGGCGACAGCAACAGTCGCCGCCTAAACTGATTCATAGCCTGCGCGTATCAAGCTGTGTATAGCGGATACAACTTTTACGACCGCCCGCTAGCTCAGCGGACTGTCACGCAAGTCACCGATCCGAACACGGCATGGTTCGCGCAGGAACCTCACTGGATATTGATAGAGGATCTACTGCAGGGCACTTACGGAATGCGCAAAAAGCATCGCCGTTACCTGCCGCAGGAACCACGCGAGCTGGACGAGTCCTATGACAATCGCCTAGCTCGTAGCGTGGTGCCGCCCTTTTATCAGCGCCTTGAGCGCATGATGGCTGGGATGCTAACCCGCAAGCCCGTGCGGCTTGACGACACTGCCGACATCATCCGTGAACAATTATTCGATGTCGATCTCCAAGGGAATGATTTGAATGTTTGGGTATATGAAGCAGCCCGCAAGATGGTCCGTTATGGGCACGTTGGTGTTTTGGTGGATGCACCGTCTGATGGGGGTAGACCTTACTGGGTGACGTACACGCCACGGCAGATCCTTGGCTGGCGCACTGAACAGCAAGAAGGCAAACAAGTCCTGATTCAGCTCAGGCTGTCAGAGATTGTGACAATACCTGACGGCATCTACGGCGAAAAAGAAGTGCAGCAGGTGCGGGTGCTAACGCCTGGTGAGTACCAGTTGCATCGGCAGAATGCTACCGGCGATTTCAGCGTGGTAGACGAAGGGCGGACCAGCTTGTCTGAAATCCCCTTCACCGTTGCTTACGCCCAGCGGCATGGGTTCCTGGAGTCACGCCCGCCGCTTGAGGACATCGCAGAGCTAAACCTCAAGACCTACCAGATCCAGTCAGACCTAGACAACCAACTGCATATCAGCGCCGTGCCGATGCTGGCGTTTTATGGCTTCCCGTCTGCTGCAGAGGAAGTAAGCGCCGGTCCTGGTGAGGCGATTGCATTTCCTGCTGATGGTCGTGCGGAGTACATCGAACCGCAGGGCAAGAGCTTTGAGGCGCAGTTCCGCCGCTTAGAGCAACTGGCAGGGCAGATCAACGAGCTAGGGCTGTCAGCAGTTTTGGGGCAGAAGCTCAGCGCCGAAACTGCAGAAGCGAAGCGGCTAGACCGTAGCCAGGGTGA